GCACGGGGACATTGTTCATTTACAAACACTAACAAAACACTGGCAAGCGACGTGCATGAACTGGTCTTGTCCCTGGGATTTAAATCCGTTATTCGGGAAACCGCAGCAAAAATATACGGTAAAGAATGCGGCACTGCCTATCTGGTCGCATTCAAGGCATACTCAAACACACCCGTTTTTCGGTTGAAGCGGAAGGCGGATAAGCAATGCCCCCCGCCCATCTCCAACCAGCGGTCCGCCTATCGACAGATTATTGCGGTAGAGAGGGTAGCGTCTGTTCCGGTAAAATGTATTTCTGTTGATTCGGACAGAAACCTATTTTTGGTTTCACGGTCTTTTATTCCAACGCACAATAGTTCCTACGCTGGTGGCCTTGCCGCATACTTTCTTATCGCAGATGGCGAAGAGGCTGGCGAAATTTACACGGCGGCTGTCAAGCGCGAACAGGCTAAGATTGTTTGGGATAATGTCAAAAACCTTACGCAACACACAGGATTTGCCAAAAACATAACCTACCTCACTAATAAGTTGACGGTTGAAGCTACGAACTCTAAATGCGAACCGCTTTCCTCTGATGCAAAGTCCCTTGACGGTCTGGATACCCATTTTGCCAGCCTTGACGAACTCCACGCTCACCCGGATAGCCAAGTTCACGACCTCGTTTCTGACTCTATCGGCGCACGTTCACAACCGTTAATCCTTATCATCACCACGGCGGGATTTAACCAGACTGGAATTTGCTACGAAACACGGGACTATCTGACGCAAATACTCAAAGGAACCATTCAAGATGATTCTTTTTTTGGGATGATATTCACCTTAGACACAAAAAAAGACTGGCCCGATTTAAAAGAGAAAAAAGAAGAGTTGAAGGCCGGTGAAGAGCATGAAGATGATTGGACAAATGAGGATATTTGGGTAAAAGCAGCGCCAGGGCTGGTTGGGATAACGGAAAGCGGAAAGAAGTTCGGAATTGACGAAAAAGGCAATCCTATCCCCGGATACATGACAAAAATTGAGGACATGAGGGATAAGTCGCGTATCGCAAAACAGATGCCTTCCGCACAAAACAACTTTCTGACTAAGCGCCTCAACATCTGGACGCAAAGCGAAAACAGGTGGATAGACCTTGCCCTGTGGGACGCAAACAATATTCGCCCCGTAACCGAAGAAACTTGCCGTGGGCGGTCATGTGTCGGCGGAATTGACCTTTCGGCTATCTCTGATTTGACCGTTTGGGGATTACTGTTCCCTGACGAAGAAGACAAAGACCTTATTGACATTTTCTTCCGTGTCTGGTGTCCAGAGGCGCGGTTATTTGACACGAAAAACAAGTACCGTGACCAATATAAGGCATGGCGGGATGGGGGCTATCTCACAGTGACCCCCGGCGATGCAATCGACTACGACATGATTAGGGGCAAAATAGCGGGATATACGGATGTGAACGGAATTTATGTTCCAGGCGACAAGGACATTTTCAATATTCAGAGTGTTTCCGTTGACCGTGGATTTCAGGGGTACGAGTTTTCACAGAAACTTGATGCTGAATTAGGTGGGACAGAAAAAGACCCGAAGGTGTGCGCTTGTGGAATGGGATGGGTTTCAATGAACGGGCCATGTCAGGAACTTGAACGTCTCTTGTTGCTGAAAAAATTGAATAACGGAGGAAACCCCATTGCACGGTTCGCCGCTGATAACGTGTCGGTGAAAGTAAATCCTACCGGCGGCGGAAAGTCACCAAATAAGGCATCCAGTCAAGGAAAGATCGACCCTATTGTTGTCATCCTACTTGGATTGGACAGACTTTTGAGGAAACCTGCACCGCAGACCTCCGTCCACGCCGGAAAGAGTGTTGAAGAAATCTTGGAGAGCATGACGATATGATGAAATGGTTTGAAAGCGAAAATAAAATTACTTACCTCATCGCCCTTTTAGCCCTTCTAATCATTGCGAGGATGGTGTGGATTCTATGCTGACGGACTGGGATAAGCTGGTTAAATTTATAAAAGATTTGATCGCTGGTAAATTCTACGGCACGTTTGAAATTAACTTCGAGGCTGGGAAGATTGTCAATATCAGGAAAATAGAGAGCATAAAGCTGTAACGTAAATCGCTATCGAAACAATCGGGGCGAATTGACTTTGAGAAAATCAGAGTTGGTTCGCCCTTTTTTTCTTCCAAAGGAGGCCACAATGTTGTGCCAAGAATGTCCGTCAAGATCAATATGCCAGTCGGAATGTCCTGAGTTAGCATTACACCTTAAAGAGATTGAAGGCAGTCAGCGAGAAATGCCCATCAGCAACCCTCGACACGGGAAAGTGCCGTGGGCGTCATCCGTTTATCTGACCAAAAAAGAAAAGGTAATTATAACGCTTTTAGGGATGGGACTACCACGCAAGTCAGTCTGCGAATCGCTTAATATTACTAGGGATAACCTTAGATTTCGGCTTTCAATATTAAAGAAAAAGCACGTCGAAATATAACGATCCCTACCCCTTTTGATATGAGACTTGTCCGACTAAAAAACTTTTAGTCAAATCTCAAGCGATGGCCGCGATTGACTTAGCGGGGAACTCTTGGCGCAGGGGTGGGGCGTCATTGCAAATTCGGATGGTGAATGAAGAAAATCTTTGAGCCATTAAAATCAATATCACTTCGGGACGTTCTTTTGGTCGCTGGCCTTGGCCTTTTTGGGTGGGGCCTATTTTTATTTATTCCGTGGGTCGCCTTTTCAGTCTGCGGTGCAATCATATTCACGTTGGCTTTTATTTTTGGTGACAAATAGTGGGGATATTCGACCAGTTTAGACCGAAAGCTATCAACACCGAAATGGAGCGGATGATCCGTGAAGTATTTGGCGGCGGCTCTACGTCATCCGGCGTGGCGGTTAATTCTGACACGGCCATGCAGTTATCGACCGTCTATGCTTGCGTGAAGGTTCTTTATCAATCCATCGCTCAAATGCCTTGTCACCTCATGGAAAGGACAGGAGAGGGCAGGGACGCAGTAACAAACAAGGCAACATCCCACAGGCTTTACAGGTTACTTCACGACCAGCCGAACTCATGGCAAACCGCCCCTGAATTTTGGGGAATGTCTGTTGCCCATGATTCACTCCGGGGAGACTTCCTTGCTTTCAAGACGATGGTTCGCGGAGAAGTTCGTGAACTGCTCCCTATCGACCCGGCGCGGGTTGTAGAGATTAGGCAAAATTCTAATTGGTCGCTGACTTATACCATATCCAAAGACGGAGTAAATAAGGAATACCCACAGGAAGCGATATTCCATATTCGCGGTCTGTCGTTGAACGGATACAGTGGATTAAACCCCATAGCCTATGCTCGTGAATCAATCGGCTTGGGAATAGCAAGTGAGAAGTTTAAGGCTAAATATTTCGGGAAAGGGATGCACCCCGGCGCGATTATCACGCACCCGATGGCGCTTGACCCCAAGACACACGGCAATATGCGTGAGGCCATGAGACAGAAGTATGCTGGCTTGAACAACAGCCAAGACCTTATGCTTCTTGAGAATGGATCAACCATTACTTTTCCACCGATCAAATTAGTCGATCAGCAATTCCTTGAAAACGAAAAGTTCACACAGTCACAAATAGCAAGTCTCTTCCGGGTTCCGCTGATGTTGCTCCAAGCGGGGGATGACCCAGTTTCATACGCATCGGCAGAACAGTTTGTTCTATCCTTTGTAACCCACGCATTAACTCCAATAGTAGTGAATATCGAAAAGGCTATTTATAGGGACTTGCTAACAGAGGAAGAGAAGGGCCGTTATTTTGCTAAATTTTCCATGAACAGTCTGCTCAGGGGCGATTCCCCTTCAAGGGCGAAATTTTACAGAGAACTCATTAATGCCGAGGTTCTTTGCCCGAATGAGGCCAGAGAGCTTGAGGAACTCAATCCTTATGATGGCGGCTGGGAGTACCGCACAAGAACGTCAACAGTTAAGCCAGAAAGCACGAAAGAGAAAGGCGGTGACGAAAAGGGGGACACAGACGATGATAAATCTTAATTACAGAAACGAACGGAACGCCCGGTTTATTGCGGCGGCTTATAATAAGCCATTGGATAAGCCTGATTGGTATAAGATTGAGAACGCTACCGATGATGAGGCCGAAGTGCTTCTCTACGATTATATCGGCTGGCCCTACAATGATGAGCGCGAGTTCGTCCAAATGCTTTCCGGGTTAAAACAGGGAAAGATTGTCATCCGCATTAATTCTCCGGGCGGCGATGTCTTTAGTGCAAATTGTATCTATAATGCGATTAAAGCGCATCCGTCAAAACCTATTACAAGGATTGAATCACTTGCCGCCTCTGCCGCCTCTTACATTGCCATGTCCGGCTCGGTGAAGCAAGCCTACAAAAATACCATGCTGATGATCCACGAACCAATGACCGGCATGTGGGGAAATCAGTACGAACTCAGAGAAACCGCCGACATTTTAGAACAGATCAGCGGACAGATGATTGATATGTACGCCGACAACACTAATATCGGCAAGCGTGAAATCAAAGACATGCTTAAAGCTGAAACCTGGATGACGGCTAAAGTTGCCAAAGAAAAAGGTTTCATCGACACGATCATCGAAGCTGGCAAGGGCGCGAAAGCCGCATTCGACCTATCCATATTTGCTAACCTGCCGGATGAGTTCAAGGTAGAAGGTAAGCCGAAAGAAGCAGTCACTGAAAGAGATTTAGAGCGGGAAATACGAGAAGTATTCAACCTGTCTCATAATAAAGCCAAAGAGGTTATTGCGAGATGCAAGGAACTGAAGGGCGATAAGAAAGAAGAGGAAGACGAGGCCGCGAAGCAGGCGGAAATCAACGAACTGAAATCTGAACTCAATAAACTGGCTTCTATTGTGAAGCGATAGCGGAGGAAATAAGATGGAAGAGATTAAGAAAAGTATTGCAGATATTGGCAAGGCCGTTCACGAGCTTCATGCCGAAAACGACAAGTTGCAGAAGGAACTCAAAGAAAAAGGCAGCGTTGATGCCCTGTTGACCGAAAAAGTCGATAAAATCAACAAAGATATTACCGAAATTTCCGCACTGAAACGTCAGTTGGAAGCACTGGAAACCTTAGTGGCCCGTAAAGAGTTTGAAGGTGGCGGAACGACTGCGCTTGACAAATTGAAAGCCGAACATAAGGCCGCTTTCGAGAAATGGTTCAGAAAAGGCGGTGACGCTGAACTGTCCGCCGTCAAAGAATTGCAGGTGCAGGCCGGTCTTTCAACCCTGTCCGATCCTGATGGTGGCTACTTGGTAGCCCCTGCGGAGTTCGACGCAGCCGTTGACCGCGTTGCCGGTACGATTTCGGTTATGCGTCAGTTGGCGACTGTTCGCGCAATCAGCACGAAAGAGTTTACGAAGCTGGTCAACGTCGGCGGAACGACTTCCGGTTGGGTTGCTGAAAAAGAAACCAGAACCGAGACCAGCACGCCTTCCCTGAAGCAGATCGTGTTGAACACCAAAGAACTTTACGCTGAACCGGGATGCACGCAGCTTTCCCTCGATGACAGTTCGATGGATTTGGCTCAGTGGTTGGCCGATGAAGTGTCCGTTGAGTTTGACGAGGAAGAGGGCGCGGCCTTCATTACCGGCGATGGTGTTGCGAAGCCCCACGGTATTGCCGGTTACACGATGGTTGCCAATGCCTCTTACGAGTTCGGCAAAGTCGGTTACATTGCTGGCGGCCATGCAACCCTATTGAACAACGCCGACAAGCTGATTTCGTTGGTTCATTCCTTGAAGCCGCGTTATCGTAACGGTGCATCGTTCATGATGAACGACACCACTTGTGAAGTCATCCGCACCCTGAAGAACGGAAATGGTGACTACATTTGGAGAGCCGGTCTGGAAGCTGGCAAGCCCGATTCCCTGTTGGGCAAACCGTGCGCCTACGATGACAACGTGGCCTCCATCGGAGGCAATGCCTATCCGCTGTTCTTCGGGAATTTCAAGAGAGCCTACCTAATTATCGACCGCATGGGCATCCGCATTTTAAGAGATCCTTACACGAGTAAGGGCAATGTTCTCTTTTATTGCACTCGTCGCGTTGGAGGAGGCATCGTAAATTTCGAGGCTGTGAAGGCGATGAAAATCGCAGCCAGCTAACCATTAACAGGGGCTTGAAACATAGCCCCATTTAAAAACTCTAATAAGGAGAAAAGATATGAAAGACCTTTACAATAACATTGAAGCCGTTTCTCTGCTTGATCCGATTGCGGTTTCCACAACGCAGACCATTACCGATATTGACCTTCAGGGGTTCAATTCGGCCATCCTGCTTTTTGCCTGCGGCTTAGATGCCAGCATGTCGGCAAGTCACAAGATCGTGTTTGTTCTTTCTCATGGCGATGACGGAACAACGTATGCCGCCGTAGAAGACAAGGACATTCTTGGTGTTACTAACATTACCGCTGGTGAAATTCTGTCTATTGATAACGTGAACACCGAAGACAACAGCCTTACCAAGATCGGATATGTCGGAGGAAAACGGTACTTGCATCTGGTAGGCACCGTGACCGGAACGACTGATCCGCCTTTATTTATCGGGCTTATTAAGGGCGATCCTGAGATTGCTCCCGTAGCGTAAACACCGGCTCTTTAGTGGGTACTCGGACGGGGTAAAT